GCGATCTCCATCCGATGAGCCGTGGGCGACAACACAGATTCGCCATGCGGCGGGTAGACAGACGACCCTTGCTTCTGCTAATGGAAGCAGTCGTTTCGCAAGGGAAGGACTTCTAACAATCCAGATTTTTGCACCTGGAGGAAAAGGCTTGCAAGATGCCTATGCTTTGGCTAAGGTGGCAGTCGACGCCTACGAGGGTTCTGCAACTCCAGGGGGAGTGTGGTTCAGGAACGTGAGGTTGAATGAAGTCGGAAGAGAAGGCAAGTTCTTTCAGGTGAACGTCCTTGTTGAATTTCTATACGACGAACTCAAATGAAGGAGAGCCTTAGATGGCACAGGTCGCAAAAGATCGACTCCAACTCCACGGGACTTGCCTACGCCGAGGAATCTTCCCTCGAGACGCTGAGCTCGCCAACGTGGTATCAGTTGGAACCAAACGGTTACGGGGACTTCGGTTCCGAGATCACGAACGTGTCTCCCACGCCGATTACCAATACTCGCTCACGTAAGAAAGGTGTCGACACCGATCTTGATGCAACGGCGGGATTCAACCACAACCTCACAATGTGGAACCTTGAAGATATTCTCCAAGGCTTTATGTTCTCCTCGTGGGAACGCAAAGGTCGTGAAGTCGTCACGGCGGTCGACGTTGATCTCGCAAACCCCGACGAATACCAAGTCGCGGACACGGCAGGCTTCGCAATCGGTGGCTTGATCAAAGGCGTTGGTTTTGCGAACTCTGCGAACAACGCTCTCAACCTTGTCACGGCGGTCGTTGCCAGCACTTCGGTTGAAGTCGCTGATGGCAAACTGATCGACGAGGGTTCACCTCCGACTGGAGCCTATATCCAAGCGGTTGGTGTCCAGGGAACGGCTGGCGATCTTGACATCGATGCAAGCGGCGATCTTCCGCAGATCACCTCTACCACTCTGGACTTCACCACTCTTGGGCTGGTTCCTGGACAGTGGATTTTCGTTGGTGGCGACTCTGCTGGCCTTGGCTTCGCGGGGGCTGCGAACAACGGCTTCAAGCGAGTGCGGATCGTAGCTGCAAGCGCTCTCACCTTGGACAAGTCCACGATGGCGATGGTTACGGAATCGTCCACCACGGAAACCGTTCAAATCTTCTTCGGTGATGTTCTTCGCAACCGCGTTGGAACTGACATCGTTCGTCGCACCTATCACCTTGAACGCCTCCTTGGCGCTCCGGATGACTCTGCTCCGACGCAAAATCCAGTCACAGATCGTCAAGGGCGCTGTCGGCAACGAATTCACGTTCAACGTCCCAACGGCAAACCTGATCAACATTGATCTTGGCTTTGTTGCAACTGATGAAGAACTTCGGAACTCCGTGACTGGCAAACTCCAGTCAGCGGTCAAAGCGGCACGAAGGGGCGATGTCTTCAATACCTCGTCCGATTTCAGTCGTATCAAGATCGCCTCGGTATCTGCAACCTCCGAAGCGCCGCTTCCTCTTGCCTCCTACATTACGGAAGCAACGATCACGATCAACAACAACGTCTCGCCGAACAAAGCTGTCGGGACGCTGGGAGCCTTCGATCTTACGGCTGGTATCTTCCAAGTCGGCGGTTCGCTTACGGCTTACTTCAACAACACGAGCGCCATTGCATCGGTTCGCAACAACGCGGACATCACGATCGATATGGCTATCGTGAAAGACAACTCGGGTATCGTGGTTGATATCCCGCTTATCTCTCTGGGGGACGGACGCCTTAACGTCGAGGCCAACGAACCAATCACCATCCCCCTCAACATGGAAGCTGCGGATGCGAGCGATGTTCATGCGGACTTCACTCACACCCTCATGTGGACTTGGTTTGGCTATCTGCCGGATGCCGCCGAGTAAATCGACAACTTAAAGGAGTGACCAATCATGTCGATGTATGCACAATTTGAAACTGATCCAGACCTCGAGAAGAACGGAGTCTGGATTGACTACGGTGATTTCCGTGTCCTCTTGGGCCGTGCTGGTGGTGCGAACAAGAAGTATCTGAAATATGCCGAAGAGAAGTCGAAGCCGTTCCGTCGGGCGATCGCCGCTGGTGTTATGCCAGAGAAGCGTTCCAAGGAGCTGCTGTTCGATATCTATGCCAAAGACCATTATCATGGCATGGGAAGTCTCTGTCGGCACCGACGATGAAACGGGCGACACAATCTGGAAGTCGGGTATCCACATGCCCAACGGGGACATCGGGGAAGCGTCTTACGACAATTTCATGATGACCTTCCGGAAGCTGCCCGATGTGTTCTTTGACCTCCAGAAGATGGCGGAACAGCTTTCCTTGTTCCGTAGGGAGGAACTGGAGGAGGAAGCAAAAAACTCGTTGGAGTCCTGATTCACAGCCTCACCAGAGGTAATGTCGAAGTAAGGATCATGGATGAGTCCCTCAGGGAAGACCGAGAAATCCCTGAGGAAATCGCTTTTGCTCCCGAAATTGAATTAGGGCTCGAGCTCTACTATAACGGGTTTATCGCGATATCGGACAGCCGCCAGATTGGCATGGGTCTCGGCCCCATTCCATGGAAGGTAGTTCACGAATACTGCGAGGCTTTGGAGTTGGACGAAGAACAGACAGAGGCAATGCACCATCACATAAGAGAAATGGATGGCGCATTCTTGGAGCATAACAGGAAGAAAAGTAGATGGCGACACTCCTTCAATTCTCAAGAAACATCAGACGTCGAGGGAGCAACATCGAGAACAATTCTATTAGAATGGTTCAAGCTGTCTCCAAGCGCGCTCTGAGATCTTTGGTTGAAGGAACTCCCGTCGACAAGGGTGTGGCTCGTTCCAACTGGCGGGTCTCACTTTACAATCCAACTCGTGCGGTTATCCCCGCCTATGCTCCAGGGAAGAACCTCGGGCGGGGAGAAACCTCAAATGCTCGTGCTGCAATCGCAGCAGGAATTGCACAAATCAATCAGCTTCGTGTCGGTGCGAAGTTTGGGTCCGGCCAAGCTGGTCGGGCCTTGTTCATTACGAACGCTATTCCGTATCTCGGTAGACTGCGGACTGGTTCATCTTCACAGCAACCGGGAGATTGGGTCAGCATCGCGTTAATTGAGGCAAGGTCGGAAATCTCAACTATCCGACTATTGGAGCGTTAAAAATGGCTACAGAAACCATTGATATCATTGTCCGGGAACGAGGCGCTCGTGTTGTAAAGCGGCGACTTGAAGAAATCGGTGGGTCTGCTCATAGGGCAGGTCGTGGTATTCATGCTCTACAGAATGCTATCTTTGTCTTTGGGGCCGCTGGCTCGGTTGCTGGTGTTGGTCGTATGCTCGACAGTCTGACAAACATGGAGAACAGACTTCGCTTGGTCACGAGCAGCACTCAAGAGTTCAACAGTGTTCAAGCCTCACTCTTTGAAATTTCAGAACGGACGCGTAGTAGCTTCGAAGCAACAGCTGACATCTATTTAAGAACCGCTCTATCAGTTCGCGAACTTGGCATCAGTCAGCAGGAAACTCTCGCTTTCACTGAATCCCTGAACAAAGCCGTTATCCTCTCTGGGGCTAACGTTCGTGAAGCCAATGCTGCAATGATTCAGTTGGGTCAGGGTCTTGCCTCTGACCGTCTGTCAGGGGACGAGCTACGTTCCGTTCTTGAACAGCTTCCTTTTGTTGCGGACATCATTGCTCAAAGTCTTGGGGTAGCTCGCGGTGAACTTCGTGAGATGGGTCGTGCTGGCAAACTCACAGGTGAAACTATTCTCAAAGCGTTCCGTGAAGCGCGGGTGGAAATTGACCAGAAGTTCGCTGAAACGGCTGCAACTATCAGCCAAGCCTTTAACGTTCTCCGGACCAACCTGCTTCAAACTCTGGATGCCTTCGATGATGCAACCAAGTTCAGTGAAACCCTCGCCAATGCAATCATTGGCTTGGCTGGATCACTGGACATTGTCCTTCCCGTTCTTGCCGCTCTCGGTATCGCCTTTGCCGCTCGGTTCGCTGGAGGCTATCTGCAGAAGATTGCAGCGGCGGCGGCTGCTGAGGTCAAGTATCAAAAAGCGGTGTCTGCTGGGACTGTTACCGTTCTTGGAAGCGTGAAGGCAAATCAGGCTCGTGCCTCGGCAAGCCTAGCCCAAGCGACAGCAACCAACACCCTCGCAACTGCGAAAGTTCGTGAACTCCAGCTTGGTGTCACAGAGTTGCAACAGAACGCCGCTCTGCTTCGCCAGCAACAGGCGAGCATCGTTATTGATAGTCAGCGACGCATCGCAAAGGACGCGCTCACCGGTCGCTTTATTGCGTTCAATGCAGCGGTTGAGCAGAACATCAGAACCAACCATGCGCTCAACCTCACCGAGCAAACTCTGCTCCGCACCAAAGCGCAACTGACGGGCGCTCTTGCAGCACAGACCACGGCCACCAACTCTCTTGCAGCGGCAACTGTGAGATCAACAGCCGCGACTGCTGCTGCGAACACGATTGGTCAAACCTTGATCCGTATCGTTCCTGGATTGGGATTGGTAGCTTCTGCCCTCCGAGGGATCATCGCTCTCTTGGGCGGTCCGGTCAGTGCTGCATTTATTGCGATCTTTATCCTGATGTCCACCTTCAAAAGTCGGGCTCAGGAAATTGAAGAGGCCAACCGTGGCATTGAGACCACTGTTTACAAGATTCAGGATGCTTACGATTCTGTCGGAGAATCTATTGCAGATGTAACGGCTGAACTGGCAGGTCTTACCGAGGTCGAGGTTCTTCGGCAGCTTGAAGATCAGCTTGATCTTGTTGGTGATGCCTCACGTGATCTTGACCGTAACATGGTGAACGTCATCGCTCGCTTCTTTGAAATGGGCGATCGAACGAACCTCACTGTTCAATTCTTGCAGCAATACCGCGAGGAACTTCGTAACGGAACTATCAACACCGAACAATTCCGTGCGGTTCTTAATACTCTATCGCAAGGCACTGGTTCTGTATTTGAGGACTTGCTTGTTGAACTC